GTTTGCAGTATGTTTCGCTCCACTTTTTTGAGCGTATTACAAAACTCATCGAACTTTACATTTGAACCCTTAGCATCAGCGGCCAATCTGATCATCGCAGCTCGATACCCTTCCGATTCTCCCGAAGCCGCTCTCAACCTCTCGACAAGGGAGGGAAGGATGTTTTCTGCGATTCCCTTCGTGCTGCCCAACAAATTCATTGTCTCAAAACTCAGACCCTTATAACTGACAGCAGCCTTCGCAACAGCCGACCCAACTCCAGCTATATTTTCTTTATTTTTAGCCATGTTTGTCGAAAGTTTTTCCACTACTTTTGCAGCATCCGCACTGGCAGCAGAGGCTTCTTTGGTAGCGGCGGTTACTTGACTCATGGCTTTTTCTGCGTCTTTGTTTGCAGCAACCAAAGTTTTACCAGTCTTATCCGCCGTTCCCTGCAATGCTTCCAATCGAGAAGCAAATTCTTTCAATTTGTTCTCAATGGCGGTTATCTGACTGGTAAATTCTGAAATGGTCGCAGAAAAGATTACACCAAGTCCTAAATTTTGAGTATCTTCAGCCATCTTTCTTCACCTTAGCCCATGTAAAAAACTTTTTCCTCATTTTGTCCGATAATTCTTTGCGCTCCTCCTCTGTCATATTCTCATATTCAGCAGGATCACCGAATAAAAGATTGTCCTTACGAATTTTGGGATCATCTTGTTTTTCAAGCTCTTTTGGATCTGCTCCGTGCATTATGGCTAAAAATTTCATATCCCTATTTTTTCGTTCTATCGCATGTTCAAATAGAACCAAGAGCTGGGATAAAGTTATTCCTCCCGCTCGGTAGCTTTTTCTGTAAATGTCTTCAAGTCGGTATTGGGGATAGAATTGGAGAAATTCGGTGACGACTTTCTCGAACCGAACATCTTCTTGCCCCTCTCGAATAGATCCTTGCTTTTTTTTAAAGCAGGTTCATAATCCGTTTCCCAAACAGACTCGACTAAGGCAACAAATTGTGTGTTGGTGAGAGAATTTACTACTTCTTCAGCTTCTTCTGGAGAAATATCGGCAATCAAAACCAAAATTTCACCGATATTTTTCTCCAAAGCCCTTATCACCGCAGTCATAAAAGCTAAATCATTCACCCTTTGATTCGCTGAATTGATCACGAGGGTTTGAACGATTTCAGTAATGATGTTGGTTACTTTGAATTGATCTCCAATGGAGAGGGGATAGAGGGTAAGTTCTTTTAATTCTTTTTTACCGTAAGTGATTTTCCGTACATCCGGATTGATTCTTTGTGCGTCGTCCATCATCGTCATAATCTCCTTTGCGGAAATTCTTCCCCGCGGCTATGGGACCGCGGGGAAGTTGAATTGCAATTACCGTTAAACCATGTCTGCGCCGGTGAGAAACACGATGGTGCCGAGGGGCATATTGTCCCACGCAGCATTACCTCCGGTAACTCCCGAATCCGCTCTCTTGGCCTCAAACGTAATCGGAATGGTGGCGGCGTCTTCAGCCTTCAAATCAATCTCCATCGAGCTTACAACATTGGCTCTCGGAAAAATGATTACCATCTGCGACTGGTTGTCGGGGAAGGTGTAAACAGCCTCCATTCTCACATACTCCGGAGCAACCAATCCGCCCAATGCTATCGACACATCATACTCATCGAGATCCGACGGATCAATGCCTCGAGCAAGAGCAAGATTGGCTATCGTGAGTTCCTTAAAACTGCATTCCAAAGAACTTGATTCTCGGATGGGGAGTGTAAAATCCTCCAGAAGAGGAAATCCCGATTCCAATTTCCAATAATCAACCTTGCCCGTATATTTGGTGTTGGCCAAAGCTCCTATAGAATCTGTGGATGCTAATGCCGGATCGGTTGTTGCAATGTTTGTGGCCGCGCTGCCTACTCTAATCTGAGCCAAGCCGAGAGCGACCGCTTGCGGATTTTTAGTCAAAGGACCCGTTCTTGTTAGTGCCATGGTAAACCTCCTTTACAAATTTTTTAATGTAGAAACCCCTTGCCGCTGAACAGTCTGCTCTTCAGATTCCTCTGATTGAAATACGGAGGGGAAATAAGAAATAGTTTGCCAATGTCCGCAAGACCTTCTCAAACATTTAATCTTTATATTCCCCTGAATGTATAACTCGACTGGCACATGAGAATTACCATTGCCAGAAGGTTTTCCGAAAATAAAATGAAGAATTCCATTCCTTTTCCGCTCAATGAGTTTTTTGCCGCATTTTTCACAAAGAATAAAATTCTTGACTAAATTTTGGCTCCCCATCTCATCCTCACAGAAAACACCTTAATCTTTGTCTCATCCTCGACCATGCTGATTGTGGGGACATCTTCTATATCTTGCACAACCATAGAACCTATTTGTGTCCATGGAACATTCTCTGTATCGAATAAAGGGATCCTTTTTATACCATCCTGCTGCATATTATCCACAAGCAAATCCATCAACTCATCCGTCATTTTGGCTAATTTGGATCCCTCCGCATCCTGTCTTGACAAACAGTATATCTCAAAATAATAAGTTGCCAAGGAATTTCTTCCAAACTCACCAAAAATTAGATTATACCATTGATTGACCGCTTCTATTCCCTGTTTCCTCACATCGGGAGAGGCTAAAGATACATCAAACGTTATTTTGTCTCCCAATTCGTCCACAAAATACTTCTTCAATGAAGAACGAACATTGCTTTCTTTTGCTAAAGCGTTAAGTGTCATGTCCAAATTTCTCTAAAAGTAGTTTTGGCTTTCGTTACTTTCTGACGAAACGTCTCTCGAAACTCATGCAAAGTTGGTCTGACAAGAGGTCTTTCAGGAATGCCTCGAGGAATATAACCATATTCAAGAGACCACACATAGGCATTGACGGGCCTGTCATTTTTCTTTTTCACGTTTCTCCACCGAAGTTGTCGTAAAATCGCTTCCTACTTTCTTCCCGATCAAGTGTTTCAGATGTTCGGGAACAGAAACCGTCGCCGACATCTTTTCACGATGCTTTGCCACCGACTGTTCTATCATATATCTCCTAAAAGCACTGCCTCGTTTGATGGTGGGTTTAACGGGAGTGAAGGAAACGGGCACCTTCTTTGCTTCTCCAGAAGGGGTTTCTGCAACATTCACCGTTTTATTTGTAAACCCAGCATACCAAGTCGATTCCTTAACCTGATGAAAATCTATAGACGCCAAAGCCTTTCCAGTCCACAACCAAAACTTGTCTTCATTGGGTTCGCCTTTTTTCCATTCTCCCAACTTAGGATATGTAGAAGCGAATGTTCCCTCCAAAAGATTTTTCTTTAAGAGGAGAGAAAATTCTCTGGCGCTTTCTTCAGGAATGGATTTTTGCAAATCCATAGCCATTGTCTTCAATGCTGACAAACAGCTTAAAATGCGGGAGAAATCGGTCTGATTAAGCTCTACTCTAATCATACTCATAATCGTTATAGACCTCGTCTCCGACGATTCTCGCAAGCGGTCGTGTATCTTCTGTGAGAAGCATCACGCTGACGCCTGGATAATTGTATTTTTCCATCGTTTCAATTTTATAATACTCAGTTGCCGACAGAACAATTCTGTCCAATGGCTTCACATCATATCGTTTTGGAAGAAACAAGTCAATCCTCCAAATAGGAAATTGGCCCGCTCCAGTTTCTTCCTGATCAATCATAGATCCGAAAACTCTATCACTTATTAGACCATAGAGAGGAGAATCGACAACAACTTCCCACCCACTGATCATTTCATAAGAAACAGGGTCTCGATATTCGATAGGCCGAAGGATATGAGCGGAAAGAGGCAGATTGCATTTGTAAAGAACCATGCTGTATTCTACAACAGAGTCCTCAAACATATCGGGGGTTTTGTTCATAACCAAATAACAATCCCCCGTTTCATCAAAACGGATTATGTCATCGGTTGTGATAAGGGTATCGAAGGGAGCGGTGCTGTCTAAATGATGTTCGCGGATGAAAGGTTTGGTGGCTTGGGAATTAAGCTTATAGATAATCCGTTCTCCCCTTATTACGGGAGAACGAGAGATAATGCTAACCGCTGTTCCCAGTTCCGAATAAACTTCTTTTATGTCCGATCCTAATCTCATATCAACCGTCTGCACACTTATCAATTATTTCCTTAATCAATTCAACCTTTTTGCTACTGCTTTCATATAGTGAAATCACTTTCTTAATTTGTCGGATGGCTTCTTCTGCCGACATATTGATCCTCCGCCATTTACTCAGTCCGAAATAGGACTAAAATTTACATATTGATCGGGACGATAGGTGATGTCTTTGCCGAATTTTGTGTAAGCAAAACCAGCATCAATTTTTGTGCCAAACATTCGATAAGAATCCACTCCGGAAAACAAACCCATATTTGCAGCCATCGCTTTTTCAAACTCTTGATCCATTTCCTCAATCAGAGCTTTAAAATGCTCAAAGCGGTGCTGAAGGTTCACTTGTTTGTATTTGAATTTATTTGCCGAAGCAATTTCCAGAAGTGCTAAAGCGTGACGGGAAGCTCGTTTCACCAGCCAAAAAAGCCGAGTTGGGTCGGTAATAGGATAAGACCAACCCAACTCTTGTTCCGCTTGACTGCAAACCAATTCATAACCTTCGGGAGTTATCAAAGAGGCCAGGGACGAAAGCTGCACCTTTAAAATTACGATCAAATCGTCCGATGAAGTTATGGGATCCATGGCCATAATTCTATTCCTTCTTTTTGATCATTTTTTTAGGCTGCTTTTT